GTTGCGCCGGGTGGGTTCAACGTTAACGGCGATGCGGTTGTGACGGGAACGGTTCAGGCCAGCGGAGAAGGTACGTTTAATTCGATTCCGGTTTCATCGCACATTCACCCCGGCGTGCAAAGCGGCGGCAGCGACACGGGAGCACCGATTCCCTAAAAGGAGTGAACTATGTCAGAGAACGGCCACGAATCGAATCTCTACCGCGTCGTGATTCGCATGGATCACAAGACTAACGCCGTCAGCTTTGAGCCTCACTCGCCAGAAGGCGGTTTTCCCGCGTTCCTGATGCAGATGATCCTGGCCGAAGCGCAGCGACAATTAGAGGTATTACGTAAGCCCGACGTGCTTCCCAAGCACCTTGGAACCATAGAGTTTAGTTTTGAAATTACTTTCGACGCTCACCATAAGCGCGTAAACGTGGAACCCTTGGGCAATCACGACATTCCCATTGCCCAGATGGTCCTCGACGAAGTGATCCGCCTGGTTAACGAACAGCGCAGCTATATGAATGTGAAGATCACCCAACAGCGGCTTGCCGAAGAGGCTACTGCCATGCGACTGGCTTCGTCACTTCGGGTCTAACTTCCCCCTGCCATCGGAACAAGTTTTTCCATAGCATCCGCGCGCGATGCGCTACCGCGTTTTGAGCCAGCCCAATAACGATTACACCTTCGGATTGGGTCCGCAGAATTTCCTTGTGAACAGCCCTTCTACCGTCGCTCAGGCGGTGCTGACTTCGCTCAAATTGTTCCAGGGCGAATGGTTTCTCAACCTCAACGCGGGAGTTCCGTGGAATACACAGGTCCTCGGCTACGGCACTCAAGCGATTTATGACAGCGCGATTCGCGCGGCGATTCTTGGCGTGCAGGGCGTGCTGTCGATTGCTTCGTATGCCAGCTCGCTGAATACCAAAACTCGCCTACTGACTGTCGCGGCCACGATCAATACGGCATTCGGGAAAACTTCGGTCAATACGACGCTGAGCCTGTCCGGCCGCGGCTATGGATTCTCTTCTTATGGTGCGGGCGCGCCCTTTGGGGATGGGTGATGACGACCTATCCTCTGCCAACGCTTGCCGCGCAAGTCACCGAAGAGGGCATCTCGGCGCCCTCGTTCAACGACATCCTCCAAAGTCTGATCGCCACATTCAAGGCCATTTATGGTTCGGATGTGTACTTAGAGCCGGATTCCCAGGATTACCAACTGCTCGCCGCTTTCGCTATGGCGATCAACGATCAGAACCAAACCATGATCGCGATCTACAACGGCTTTTCGCCGGTCTACGCGCAAGGCACAGGCCTCTCGGCTCTAGTGAAGATTAACGGCCTCGCGCGAATGGCGGCGACGAACAGCACCGCCGTATTGACGATTACGGGCGTCGCGGGAACTGTCATCGAGGATGGCGTCGTTCAGGATCAGGCGGGGAACTTCTGGACTTTGCCACCATCGGTAACCATCCCTTCGGGCGGAACGATTTCAGTCTCGGCGACTTGTCAGACTCCAGGAGCTATTTCGGCGGCCGCCAACACTATTACCCAGATCGTGACGGTCATCTCGGGATGGCAGTCGGTCACTAATCCTTCGCCAGCCACGGTTGGAGTGGATGCAGAGTCCGATGCAGCGCTGCGAACGCGACAGGCGCAGAGCACGTCAATTTCGGCGCAAACGCCGCTATCGTCCATTCTGGCTGCAGTCGCGAATGTGGTAGGTGTCACCCGCTATGCGATCTACGAAAACAGCACTGGGAGTCCGGATGGCAACGGCGTTCCAGGTCACTCGATTGCCGTTGTCGTGGAAGGTGGCGATGTAAGCGCGGTCGCTCTGGCTATCGAGGCGACCAAGTCTCCCGGCACAGGAACGTACGGCACGACATCGGAAACGGTCAACGATCCGGCTGGCCTGCCTATCACCATCAATTTCTTCGAACTCGCGAATACGACAATCTATGTTGCCGTCACGATCCACGCGCTGAATGGGTACGTTTCGTCTACCGGAATAGCCATCGTTGCCGCGATCGTGAACTTCATTAACTCGCTGCCGATCGGCCAGGAGCTTTATTTCGATTGGGTGCTCGCCGCCGCAGTGCTTCCTGGACCCCTGGGCCTCACCTACAAAATCACTTCGGTGTTCATCGGTACAGCTCCATCGCCGAGCTTAACCGCAGATATCCCCATCGCTTTTAACGCGGCTGCGGCCAGCGCAACCGCCGACGTCACGCTGACGGTGTCCTGATGTCCGTCTCTCCGTCAATTTATCAGGCGCTCATTACGTCGGAGCACCAAACCGCGCCGAAGTTCATGGCCACGGTTGCCGCGATCACTCAGCCAAGCTGCGATCAGCAAAACCAGATGGCGCAGTTTGTGACCCTTTTCGATCTGGATAAGGCCACCGGGGATCAGCTCGACAAGCTCGGTCAATGGATTGGAGTCAGCCGCAATCTCAAGCAGGTAATTGATGGCGTTTCGACTCTCGATGACGCGACCTATCGCGTTCTCCTAAAGCTCTACGTGGCCATGAATACGTGGGACGGCAACGTCCCCGGGATGTACGCCATTTGGCAGCAGACCCTGCAGCAGTATCTCGGTCCGATCTTGGTGCAGGACAACCAAGACATGACGATGACGATTTTCCTGTTCGATCCACCGAGCGGCTTGCTCGGAGATTTGATTACGACGCCCGGCATTTTCACACTGCGGCCGGCTGGCGTGGGACTGAGCACAAACTTTTTCGAGCCGAGCGTGCCCGGCGCACCGGCATTCGGATTCGACGTCGAGACTTCGGAAATATCCGGATTCGATGTGGGCGCTTGGATCATTCCGGTTTAAGGAGCATAGATGCCGTCAACAGATTTTCTACCTTTTGCGACTGGCGCGGGAGCAAACGTCGAGTCGCAATCTTCTTACGCTGGAAGCGGCGCGCAAACGCTGGGCTTCAGTTCCGGACTGGCTCAGTCTGCTGTCGTTAACAAAGCCATCAGACAAGCTGCCTTTATCGCTGCGGTCATCGCCCAGTTCGAGGTCAACCAGCTCGGCATCAACATACCGGATGATGGAAACTTGGCCAACGCCATCACGAATTTCGCAAGTTCAATTTGGAAGAATGCGGCACTGACCGGAATCCCAACCGGACCCACGCCGGCGACGGGAGACAATTCGACAAAGCTTTCAACGACGGCTTACGTAATCGCCGAGCTGTTGGCTGTACTCGGCTCTTCGCCCGCACTGGGCGGAAATCCCACGGCTACAACGCCAGGGAGTGGCGATACTTCGACTAGGATTGCGACAACCGCATTTGTTCAACCATTGATTGCCGCAGCGCTCGCCGCAGCGGAATCCTATGCCTCCGGACTTCTCGGCAGCTTCATTCTCAATGGCAACAATCCCGGATATTTCCAGATTCCTGCGATCGGAAGCTTCCCGGGATTAATCATCAATTTCGGCGCCACAGGTGCAAATACTGCTGGGGTGGTAGTGGACTTTGCCCAACCTTTCCCGAATGCGGGGCTTGCTGCATGGATTTCCCCATCGGGCTCCAGTAGCTCCATAACGGGAATAAGCATTGCCAATACTTCCCAGGCTGTTCTCTACACCAATGTTGGCACCGCCGGCGTGTGGTGGTTCGCCTTAGGTTTTTAGGAGCCTCACATGAAACTGCTGCGCTATCTAATTCCGTTCTTATTCTTGCTCGCGTTCACCGGAAATGCGCACGCTCAATGTCCCTCGCAGACTCCGAACCTCGGATTGCAAATACCCAATCTCGGGAACACCACCACGTGGGGCGTCTGCATCAACAATGATCTCGCCACGCTCGATAACATTCTTGGCGGCTCAACCACTCTCCAGATTGGCGCCGCAACCCCGCTGATCAATGCCACTAGCCAGAGTTCGAATTTCGTGACCGCGAATACGACCTCGACTACGATCACCAACATTCTCGGCGGCTGGCCCGGGCAGACAATTCACGTGATCTGCGGGCCAACCGACAGCTCTACGTCGATTGCGGCTTCGGCAAACATGAACATAAACGGGACGTTTTCTTGCCCAAGCGGCGGAACGATCACCCTGACATTTATCGGCATGGTCTGGCATGAAGTTGCGCGCGAAACGCCGCCGACTTCGGGTGGGGTAATTACACCGTCGAACATCAACGACATCGTGTTCGTGGATGGGGTGACCTATACCACGATTGCCGCAGCTCAAGCCGCACTTCCGTCAAGCAAGGGCATGGTGTGGGTAACGGCGAGCTCTCCAGCCCAGACAGTTAGCTCAAGCCTCACGTGGACCGCTCAGGGACTTCATATCGACCCCGGCGTCACCGTAACGATTGCCACAGGAGGGCAACTAACCTTCGGACAGGTCAGCGCTCTCGACGCGCCTGGCGCAATTATCAGCGTCACGAAAACCAGTGGAGACGCCATTGTCGTGAATGGCGGCCTTGCGAAGCTCTCGCTTTCGGTGCTGAGTTACGGGGGAGCAGGAGGAACTACCAACGGCGTTGTCTTTCTCAACAGCGCTTCTGGTAATCAGGTAAGCATCGGTCAAGTGACCTCATTCCCCGGAAACAATTATCAGTTCGGCCGGTCTGGAGCAGGTGGAGCGCTAAACAACACCGTTTGGACGCAATCAAACTTAGCCGGCGGAATCGGCGTTTTATTCTCCTCGGGCGTGAGCGGTACGGATACCGTCACCTTCGATGAAGGAAACCGGTATTTCGGCAGCCTGATCGCGCAGTTCACTTCTACGGGCATTAAATTTGGCGACGGCGGGACGCTTGGCGATGCCAAGTATAACTATGCCTACACGGACGTTCACGACACATCGGTAGGCGGCCTGACGGATGTGTCATTCACGGACGATTACAACGGATATGAAGGAACGCTATTTTCGGCCAATGGCACATCGAACTTTGG